GAGGTACACCTAATATAGTTTTCATCATTACTTCTTGTCTTATGATTTCATTATCAAGACTTCTTACTCTATCTATTAATGCAACAAGTATGCCATGTTGTGTATCTAACTTTACACCTAGTCTCTCTTCTATAGCTGCTATCTGTGCTTCTACTTTTGCATCAACAGCATCTAGCTTTGCTTCCATACCATCAACAATACGTATGACTAACTTATATATAAACCAACCAAGACCTACTGCTGCTGCTATAGGAAACCCAACTTCTTGAATAAAGACTACTACTTGTTCCATTAGTCTTTCTGTGTGTTAGAAGCTCCAAAGTAAAAAGATATAACAGCACTTGCTAAACCACCAAGATAACCTAGTACTAAGTTTATAAGAGCTTCAGAGTTTTGCTCTGGTGGTTGTAAAGTAACTAAGAATATATATCCTAAAAATCCACCTACAGTAGCTATACCCATAATAGGTGCAGTCCAATCTTTACTAGAGTTTTTTCTAGCATCTTGAGTATCTTGTGTTTCTAATTTAAACACATCTACATCTAACTCTTTCATTTGAACTTCAAAAGCTTGTTCAGCTTTTTTAAGTTCTAGCATTTGTTCAGGGGTAGCTTCTGCTACAGCTTTCTCTATAGCTTTAGGATTGTTTGGTACTCCCAATACATCAGCTATCATGTTTGCTGCCATTCCTCCCATTGGTCCACCCAAGGCAGTACCTAATGTAGGTGCAACAGCTCCAACTATGTTTTTTAATACGTTCTTCATTTCAGGCTCCTAATACCATTTTTTGTAATTCAATACTTCTTCTACCTACCTGTTTAAACCAACGACTATCTTCCATTTCAACAGCCATCTTTGCCCAATCATGCTCTCTACAAGCTTTCAACATGTTACGAAACTTTGAAAGTCTTGAACCTCCTAGGTTAAAACACATGTTTACTAATACTCTTTGTATAACTTCTGGTAATTCGTCCCACTCTTCCTCGCTACCAAAGACATGTATAGCTTCCTTGTAATGCTTTTCAAAGTCATCCTCGTAATACATATCTACAACTTCTTGACTGACAGGTGTGCCAACTTCCCAATTATATTCAGGGTCGTTAGGTTGGCAAAGGTGTCCAACTCCTAGAGTTTTATAGCCTAGACTATCCATATAAATTTCTAACACTTCGCCTTCGTGTCGCTTTATTTCAGCTTTGCAAAGCTCTATATCCATTTTATTATCTTTCTTGAAAAACATCTAATCCTAACTCCTTCATCTGTGCTGAGTAAGGTTGTCCTGTAAAAGGGTCAACTCTATCTGCTGCTGTTTCTTTAACATCTGTAACTGGAAAATCTTTTGAAACTTCTTCACCTTTAAAATATTGTTTTCTTACTATTCCGCCTGTTGCTTTAGATAATGGTACAACACCTTCTTCTTTTATTTTAGCAAATTCTTTTAATGGAATATCTTCTTCAGTAAAAACTTCTCCAATAGCTTCACTTCTCGCAATATCTTTTCCGAAGGGAACAAAGGTTTCTACTACATCGACAGCACCAGTTCTATATTGCCCTGTATAAAAGAATTTTTTCAATATAGCATATCCATCATTTATAATAGTAGCACCCGGGTATATTGTTTCTATAGCATCATTACCATAAAATTTAAACGAGTTTAATATTTTATCTAAATACCAAGGCATAGTTTGCCCTGAAAATACTGCCGAATCAGCCATAGCTTCTGTTAATTTTTCCAAATCTCTTTCTTTTAATGATGAATAAAATTGACCATAGTCTTCTCTAAAGTCTTTACTAGGATTTACAGCTACATATAAATCTCTAACTGCTGCATATAAAGGTAAAGTACCTAACATCATCATAGCTAATTTACCATCTCCTTCTTCAATCCTTCTTACTAAAGCATTTGTTTGGCTTCCTTTAGCCATAGCCCAAGATAAAAAGCTACCTGCTAATTTCATCCAAGGACTTTTACTTTGAGAAAATAATCTTCTATTTCCTATTTGAGGTAACAAAGCATCTCTATCAGCAGACCTTCTACCTGCTCTATCAATTAATACTTTCCCAACTTTATCTTCATAAGCTTCATCAATGTTTTTAAACTTACCTAAATAGTTAATATTTTCAGTATTTAAACCCATTAAATCTAACTCTCTAGTTTTAGAGCCTTTTAAAGTTCCTTTTCTTACAGCTTCTTTACTTAAATCAAAAGCTCTAAAAGCACCAGCATCGTAAGCAAACTCTCTAGCAAATCTTGTAACTCTACCTAATTGTATTACTTCAAAAAATTTTCTTTGGAACTCAACTAAACCTTTTTGATATCTGTTATTAGCATCTATTGAGAAGTTTTGTAATTCTCTTTCTAAAGCACCATTATATTGTCTTCCAGAAAAAGCTCTTCCAAAAAATCCTTCATCTCCTTCTACCCTCAAAGCTAATTCTTTAGAAAATTTTGGACCTCCAGTTATTTTTCTAATAGCAGAGTTCCATCCAGCTTTAAATCCACTATTTTGTATAGTTTGAATAGTATCACCTAAAGACGGTAAAGCTACTTTAGTAAGTTTAGTTGTCGCTAGTAATGTTTGTAAACTAAGAATAAAACTTCTTTGTAATTCTCCTTTAGGCATTTTATCAGCATCTAAAACTTTAAAGTAAGCATTAACTGTATTACTAATATCTTGTAAATCATTTTTATAAAGAGTATATAAAGATGAATTTGTTTTCCAATTTTTATCTATAGAACTATAGTAATTATTTAGTTGTTTTTTTAAGTCTTGTATGCCTTGACCTTTAGTTCCATATTTTCTAGCAAATTCAGCTACTCTTATTGAGTTGTCAAATAAACTTAAATTTGTAGCTATAGGGTCTTGTATAAATAAATCTTTAGCTAAAGCTCTAGCTTCTTGGTCAAATAAAACTCTTTCATTTTCAAAAAATCTAGCTGATTGTATTATAGTATCATTTTTATCAACTACCTGACCATTATTTTTAATAAAAGATTTCATTACGTCTTGGTCTAAAAGTCTATCAGAATCTAAAACCAATTGTCTTCTTATATTATCTGATGAAGTAATATACGAAGTAGCTAACCCTTCTGCTTCTTTATCTGTTAATACTTTTATAGGTAATAAATTTCCTTTACTATCTACTTTAGAAAATCCGGGAACTTTTTTACCTTTATATTTTCTACTTTGTAATTTAAAAGAATCTTTTAAAATAGAAACTACTTTATCAAAACCTAATTCATCTATTTTATTTCTATCAAATATTTGAGTTAAACCATAAGAGTCTTGTTCTGTAAACTCAACTCCTGCTTTTTTCATGTAAGTTTTAAAACTAACATTCAATTTAAAAAGTTCATCTGCTAATGTTTTAGCTTTAGTGTTATTTAAATCTCCAGTTTTTAAAAAAGAAGATTTAGCTGAAGAAGGCATGTTTCTTTGCTGTAGTAATCTACCTGCTGCTAATATAGTTTCATCATCAGCAGTTCCTATAATACTAAATAATTTTATTTTAAAATGGTCAAAAGATTTATCAGCTAATTCTTCAACAGACTCTTGTAAAGTTTGTCCAGTTTTTAAAGAAGCTCCTTGGTTTCTTAAAAAATCTAATCCAAACTTTTGAAGTATAGGATTACGAGACTGTAAAACTGCAGCATGGCTAGAAGCAAATAATCTTTTCATAGAACTCATATTGCTTTCTCTAAATATTTTTACTGCTTCATTATTAGCTGTTTGTTTTATATTTTCAGATAATTTATATTTAGATAATTCTAATCTTTTAGAAAAAGCTCCTAAAAAAGCACCCATTGCAATGCCTGTATACATAGATTCATTTGTATTTTCATCTGATAAATATATACCTATCAATCCACCGCTAGTAGCTCCTAACAAAGGTCTAGTAAGTTCATGCACTAAAGCTTTAGTTAAATTTTCTCCAACACTTCCTTCTAATAAACCTTTTTGATAAGCTTTATATAAAGATTCAACACCTACTATAGCTGTATCTTCTGGTTGTTTTACAAAATTTATTTGGTTTATTTCTTTTTTTAAACTTGTTAAATCTTTTTTATTTTGCTGTAACTGTTTGTACATTTTTTCACCTTGTTTAACATTTATTGTTTTAGAAGGTTTAAAAACTATTTTATTTTTAGCATCAAATACAATATGATTTTTTCTTAACTGTTTCATTTGATGTAAATGAGGAGCTAAAATATTTTGAATATCAGCATTTTCTTTTTTTATTAAATCTATTTTACTATAAGCAGCTCCTACAGATTCAAAATTATTTGACATGGATTGAATAACTGGTTGATTTTCTTCATATATTTCTCTAGAAATAATATTTAAGTCATCAACAGTTTTATCATTTAAAGTTGGAGGTACAGGCGTAGATGCATCTATAGCTTTTGTTTTAATAACATTACCATTTTCATCTAAAGAATTAATAGTTTGATTTATTTTGTTAGAACCTAATCTATTTGCAATTAAAGAACCTAATGCTGTACTAGCTTCTCCCAATCCTGCAGAAGCTGCAACTATTGTAGGACTTACTTCACCATATAAAGCTTTTTCACGAAGTAAAGCTTCTCCACCAGCAACTGTCGCACCTGTAGCCATTGTAGCTAATTTACCAGCTTTTGCTATTTTTACCCAAGGTATAAAGAAAGTTACAGGGTCAGCAACAGCAACACCCATCCTACCACTTAATACTGTTAGGTCTTCTTCTCTACCATAAAATTCTGGAAATTCTTGATATATTTTTTCTTGTCTTTCTGATTCTATTCTTTGAGATGCTTCAGTAAAACTTTCATCAGAAGCCAAAGATTCTACACCTGCTTTTGATAATCTATACAAACTTCCTAAGATAGTAGGCTCTTGAGCAGCTCCAAACTTTACTTTTCTACTAGCAGATATATCATCTAGTCCTGTAACTGATTCTAATTCAGATGCATTATTTATAAACTGAGAATATAAACTATCAGTTTCTACAGGTTTTGTTTCAATAGTTTCTTGAATATCTTGTAATTTTTCTTGCTCAGTTTTTTGAAGCTCTTCAATTTTTCTTTGTTCTTCTTCTATTCTTTTTTTATTTTCTTCTTCTCTAGCTAAAAACTCATCATCTTCTTCATAAAAAGGAGATTGTAGAGAAGCATTTTTTATAAACTGAGAATATAGGTCTGTCATATTAAATTAAGTAGATAATGTATTTTTTCTAAATTTTGTTTCGTATTGAAAAAAAGGAGAAATTTTTCTTTCTTCTTCATCTTCTTTACTTATACTACTTTCTAAATTATTTAAAAATCCTTGAGCTTGTGGAATATTTTCAAACTGTTTAACTAACTGCATATATAAATTTTCTTTTTGTTCTTGAGTATATTGACCACTTAAAAAAGCTTTTTGAATTTGTAAAGGAGTAACTTTATTTTCTCCTATTTGAATTTCAGAGTTCATAAATTTTCTATTTATTTCTTTTTTTTCTCTTAAATTTATTTCTTCTTTTGCTTTTTCTGATATAAGCTCACTACTATTAATATAATTTTTCATTCCTATATTTAAAAAGTAATCAGCACTTTTAGGTTTACCCCTATTTTCTGGATTTGCTTCATATTGTTTTCTAGCTTCCATTGCAAAACTTATAACATCACTTTTAAACATATCAGCACCTTCAGCTTGTTGGTCTTTTGCAATTTGTTTGTAAATTTTAGATATGTTCAATTCTCTATCTGATAAAGAAGTAAAATATTTTTGCTGTGAAAATACAGAAGAAGGGTCATCACCAATAGCTCTATTAAAAGCACTATTTAAATCTTCAGGAATTTTAGACTTCCAACTTGATGTACTTACAAACTGTGCAATCTGTTCATCTGTAAATGGAGTATACTTTACAGTCTTATCTATATCGTCAA